ACCAATAACAGGCATTGGGGTAGAAGGTTTAAATCCTTGTTCGGTCAAAGTTTTCCTTGTAGAATCTGTTAAACCGGGAGTTTCAATCTTTTCAAAAGGTACATTTCCATACGCGTCAGCCGTTTTTTTGGCCTCATCACGTAATTTTTTAGCCTTTGCTGGACCCACAACCTTGTCTAATTCAGTAGGCTTTTCAACACCGTATGGATACTCACTTGCATCTTCAAAAATGCCTTTTAGCATATCATAACCGCCAACTAAACCTTTGACTCCTGTTTCCATAGTTTTGTCAAAAACGCTAGGAAGAGCATCGACAAATATGTCTTTATAACTATCGCCAGTTTTAACTATCGGATCACCATTGGCGTCTACATTTGTTCCGCTAGAAACTACAAGTTTGGGTGTATTATCTGCATCAGACTTTAAAGTTTTTCTTGCAGCAAAAGCATCAGTTTTTGCTTTGTCAGCAGCTAAACGTCTTTTAAACTCTGCATCTGCAAGTGCAGGGTTGTCTGCGTTCTCTTTGCGTAGTTCAAACATATACTCATTAAGTAACTCGGGATTACTTTGTATATATTGTAACGATACAGGTGTGTCTAAAATGCTGGGGTTAACACTGGGGCTGTATGCAGCGATACCTGCTCGGGTTTCCCGTGCGTCGGGCTTTTCAAACCTCTCTAGTCCTTTATAGAAAGTAGGATGTGTATATGTATATTGAGGTTTAAGCCCGTCTTCCGCCATATAATACGGGCGAACTTCTCCATCCCTACTACGTACCTCTGACATAAAGTCTTTATACTCACGCGAATACTCACCTGCCTGTTTGTCAGGCCCATCCCCATATCCATAACCCGGAAAGAACGCCCGTCTTAATTCTGCGTTTGCGCGTACTTCTGGTAGCATTACTTCATTATATCCGGTAACGCTTCCCTTTCCACCGCGCATATTTTGAAGATATGCTTCGGCTGCGGTACTGCCCATAGCACCAAGTTCTGCCTTACTTAACGGAGGAAATCTATCTACAATAGGTATAGCAGACTCATCAATGCGTTCATTTATATTTTTCGCGTTAATACGGCGTTTACGTTCTATTTCTTCTGCGGCTCTAACGTCCGCAAATCCCGGGTCTCCAGCATCAATACGTATGCTTTCTGGTCTATCAGATACCCGTGTAGCTTTGCGCTGTAGAGCCTCTGTAGGGCTTAACAACGTGCCATCAGTAGGGAATTGCGGGTCTAATCCTTCGTTAGTAACTTCGGGCTGTAGCAGTTTAAGGTTAGGATACCTAGCATCTAAAGCCTTTTCAGCAGCTTGACGATCTACTTCCGCTGCTTGAGAATCTGCAACACCCATAATGCCACGTTTCTGTATTGCAGCTTGACGATCTGTTTCTGCTCTTACAGCCGCTGCTTGCCGATCCGCTTCTACTTGGGCTGCTTCTTGGCGTCTAGCTGCGCGATAATCTACACCAGCTTGAACACCACTCATAGCTCCAAGGTAATCTCCTGCTCGTTCTGCTGGACCTTGTAGTACATTACCATCAATTCTAGTGTCTTTAATAACAGAAGGTATACCTCTTAATTTTTCGTTAAAACCACCATCATTATATACAGGAGCATCATCTGCATAAATGGGCATTGGCTTTACTTTTGTAGGGCGTACCGTTTCAGTACGGCGTTCAGGAAATAAACTAGGAGAAAATCCTGCCACTGCGTTACGTATATCTCTAGCCGAATTACGTACCTCTGCCTCGTATATTCTGTCTGCCTCTCCGGGAGTATCGACAGTATCAAGGTCCATAAAAGAAGTAGGTTCAGTAGCTACAACAATATCAGCAGCTTTAATTTTAGCTACTGTATCTTTTGCGTTTTCCTGTATTGTTTTTAACATATTAGGCTCGGTATTATCGACCCTACGCACTAATGTTAAATATCCTGTTTCCGTATTTTTAGGATAACGGTAACTGGCAGATTTATACATAGGACTGTTGACTATGTTTTGTCCTTTTTCCGAACCTGCAGGTACAACAAGTTCTTTAGCATTGGCTTGCGCCATTATATCAGGGTACTTGTCTGTTAGTTTATCTAGTGTATCTGCACTAACCTTAACTACTTCTCCAAATTTAGTTATAGGAGGAGTGTTAAGTATTATAAATCCTGACTCTACTTCACCTGCGGTAGCCATCTTTAAAATACCGCCACTAGCCATAGTAGCTACGGGTGCGACAGAGGCTATACCTGTATTTTGATTTACGTTAGTCTTGGGAGCCATATTCTGCCCCATAATACTAGCAACATCTTGAGGCATACCTGCCACGTTAGTCTGTGGTGTTGGGGCTGAAGCTGCGCCCATTAGTCCTTCAAGAACAGTAGGCTGACCTAGCCCTTCTTGTCGTGTCTGCTCATCACGCATTTCTTTGCGGATATTTGCTTCTACTAAAAGCATAAAAGGCGGGGGACCAGAAGGATTAGGATTCTGCATACCCTGCATTATCTGTTGGTCACTCATACTTTTAACAGTATTTTCGTGAGCCTCATAGTTAGTGGCAATACCCATAATTAACCCCCGTAGGCTTTATAGAGAGATAGTCCCGTAAGCCCTGCACCCGCTAGCTGTTGTAGCGTTCCCGGCCTTTCTTGAGGAGTAGTAGTCGTACCCTGATACGTATTTGTACCCGTAGCAGCAATCGGCATACCCGATAGGATACCTGTCATGTTACCAATTTGTTCAGCCGTGTAGCCCTTTTTGGCTAAAAACTCATTGTAGTCTAAATCAAGTTTTTGCTGGTTTCTGCCTTCTTCGGCAGCGCCAATACCTTCTAGTAGCTGCAGATTTTGTATATCAGTTTGGCGATCTAGCTCACCCAAAGCCACCGAATCTTTAGCAAGCCCTGCTCCTACACCTAATGCGGCAAGTCCTTGTTTAGCAGCAAACTGATCTGCATCCTCCGTAGACTTCTCAAACCGTGCAAGCTCTGCGGCACGAGCCTTATCAACATCCATGTCTGCTTTACGAGAAGCAGTAAACTGTGTGGTCGCATCTTTGTAAGCGTCACGCAGTCCTTTATCTTGGATCATGCCCATACGGTTCATCATAGCGTCTTCAGCTAAAAAGTTACGTACCGCGCCGCGTGATCCACCAAACGCACCTGCTTGTACTGCTTGTGCATTTCTAGCGCCTTGAGTTCGTTGGAAGTCACGCATAGCTTCAGCTTTTTGTCGATCTACAACATTCTGTGTGTAGGGGTTCATATACTGCCCTACATTAGCGCCCGTAAATTTAGCAGCATCATTATAGTCATACTCACTAAACGTATTAGGGGTATAGTCTGCTAATCCTTCAGCCGTAGTCATGCCGTCTGTCATATAATCTTGTGCGCCAGAAAGACCTGTTATTCCCACCTCTCGGTTAGCAAGGTCACGCGTACCCGATATGGCATCAAGCGTGTCTTGGCTTTGATCTGCAATCCGATCACCCGTATAGGCTTCGTAATCTTTACCGTATTCGGCTTCGGCTCTAGCTAGATTACGTTCAAAGTAAGGTTTAGCCCATGCAGGTAAGTCTGCCTGTGAAGAACCCTGTTGAGTAGTTGTGTTGTATACCGTTTTACTACCGCCCATCGGATAACTCCATTTTGTAAGCAATGTATTCTGGCTTCCAGCCATACTTCTTTAGGCATCGCCCCCATGCCTTACGTCCGTAACCTTCAAGATGGTCACAGTTATTATCTTTAGCGTATTTACGTAGTGTAGACTGAGACAAAGCTAAGACCTCTACCATATTGCCACCGCCAACCCAATCAACTGCTAACCCACGTTTATTAGGGTATTCTAGTATGCGAGTTGTAAGTGCAGTCACAATAACATCATCTTTAACAATAATCCATAACGTATAAAAACCACGTTTTATATCATCATAAACGCTTTGAGTAGTAAACTTGTCGTTTGTAGTCCGCACCGCACGATCCATAAACTCTTCAACTTGAGGCCACACCGTATCTAGGTACTCAATAGGCACAGGTGTTATGACAGGGTTGTTTTCTACAATTACATCCTTCATGCGGTCATCATCTTATTAAGTTCTTTAGCTGCATTAGAACCCGCATCATTTACCTTATCTACATTTACCCCTGCATCTTTTAGTGCTTCGTAAGCATCTTTACGCAACACAAACTCACCTTCTGCCAGCAATACATCTTGTTCAGAATTGCCTTCTTTGAGTTTAGCGGGTACTTTATCGTCTGTACCTGATCCATCACCATTGCCATTTACGTACCCGTTATCACCCCGCGCAAAGCGATCCCGAGTCTCTTGAGCAGAACCAGTACGTACACTATTTACCAAGTCCCTTAACGCATCTTCTCCGTACTGCTGCACGTATTGAGCAAGAATAATAGCAGCCCTAGTCTCGTCTAACTCACCACGTATAGCTTTTTCAGCATCGTTAATTAGGTCTTTCTCATTACCGCCCAATGCCGACTCAACCTCACCGCCTCTTGCCATACCTGTTACAGATTTTTTATACTCAACAAGCTGATCGTATGTTGGGTTAATAATATATCTTGGAGATAATGGGTCTGTAGAATCATAATCGGGATTAGGTATAGGCATAAACTGACCCGCCGCAGCCTCTTGAGACATAGCACTCGCAGCGGGTAAACCATCGGTAGGTACGGTAGCCTGTGTTATGGGAGCAGCGCGACGTACCATAGCAATACCGCCACTGCCATCACTCCCTGCTTCCATATCTAAACGATTTTGTTTAGAGTTACCGTAGTTTGGATGCCCGTAACCATCGACTTCATAACTACTACCAAATCTATTTAACTTAAATAATTTACTATCGTCTACATTACCGTTTTTGTCTTTTTTATAAAACGATCCCTCTATACGGTTTTCTGTTTCTATACCCCTACGATCATTCTCAAGCTGTTGCTTTATTTCTTCGGTAGTAAAGCTATCGGGTACGCGTTTTTTTAACTCACCTGAGTACTTTCCTGCTTTACCACTAACAAGTGTTGGATCATCGCCTTGTGTATTGTCAATTTGAGGTACATTATACATACCACCTCTAATCTTTGCGCTACCTGCACCGAGTAATAACCCCGGAAGTCCTCCTGAAAAAGCGCCTATTGTGCCCATAATAAGAGGGTTAGTATACATTGGGCCTGTATTTTTAGCTTCTGGGGGCGGATCAATACGTTTGGGCGGTGTATAACCCGGACCTGTATCTCGTGCTTCTCCACCTGAAGTTATATTTTGATAATTAGTTCCGGTACTAGCAGAATCGGCTTGTCCAAACTGACCGTAATTAGTTTTATAAGACCCACCTGTATAAGCCGCCCCCAAGCCTCTTCCTTCAGGCGTGTCCTCTCTAAGGGTTCCACCCGAATAAGAATATCCATCGTTAGGCGTAAAAAAATTAGCCAGTGATTCAGTAAAGCTGTTTTCGTTGCGCCCTGCCATTAGAAAATATCCTTCATACTACTATCCTCAGTTCACCGCCAGCAGTCTTGTAGACACTGTTAACGGCTAGTCCGCCAGATACTGCTGCTGTGTTATTAGCAAACACAGGGAGATTAGTCATCACTAGAGTTGTACCCCGCATAGGACCGGGATTACTCATCTGCTGTGCATACAACGCAAAGCTACGTGTCATCTGTGCAAAGTATCCTGCATCATATTCTACAGGTGCATCGGCAAAGAATGGAACAGGTACATTAGTGGTCATTATCGTCTCCCATCTGGGCGTACATCTATTCTAGGAGTACCTAACCGCCATGAAACGCCGGGAACACTAGCTATAGAAGCTAACTTTAAGGCTACTGATCGGCCTCTAATGCGTATGTCTACTTCTTCAGTAAATGTACCTACAGGTATTGGTTGTCCTGATATCGTGTTATCTTCAGTACCAAAAGCACTACCACCCGGACTATTTCTAGCGGACAGGCTAATCTCAGCAGACGCAGTTCCTACACTTGTAGAGTTTCTAAACGATATATCGGGTAGTAGCCTGCGCCCAAACATAAACTGATTGCCGTCACTTAGCTCTATAGGACTAGATTCTATAAACGCTTCTATACTAGATGCAGGAGTTGTACTGCCATCATCGGTGCCAAACTCATGTGTGTATAAGTACCCGTCTGTAGCCGCAGCCATAGGATTTCCTGCGTGAGTATTGTCTATCCATGCAGTGCGGTTAAGGTTGCCATAATACCAAATGTTTTCGGCGTAGTTAAACACTACATACTTATCATTGTTTGTAGAATTTAAAGAAGGGTAGAACCACCACACCTCAGAAAAGGCTGTGTTGCTACCCGCCATCACTTTAGATTGTTGTGGTAAGTTCAAGTCTGTAAATACGTATTCTTTTACTGAGCAAGGTATTTCTTTAACATTACCATTATATAAGTAGAATTGCCCTCTACCCATCCAGTATACGGCATCTCCGATAGCTACGGCAGCGTTCTGTCCTACTATAGATATGTTCCTAGATACTTCTGAAATACCGTAAATAAATGGATCACCTACATACTGCATCGCATGTGCAGATATATCTGTTAAAATAAGAATTTGTTGTTTAGTCTGCACCGCCGCAATAATTGCGCTACCAGAACTTAGTTGCAGTTCTCCTGCAGTATTAGTGTCTAAGGTTCGCCATTCTGTAGCCGACTCTTGGCTAGAAAACCTAATTGTCAAAGGGTCTTGTGTACCAGAAGCACTTTCAGGATCACACCCAAACGCGATTACATGTCGATCTTTTTCAGACACTAAAACAATAGCAGCCACAGTAGGCGCGGCCTGTGCGCCACCTAAAGTAGATAGTGCAACTGCTCTTGTGCCTACTCCACCTGATTTGTCCCAATAAAATATACCTCCATTACGCACATTCATAATAAGGTCTTCACCAAAGTTATCTTGAGACCATAAGCGTAATGATGCAGCAGGAATAGTTACATTAGCTGCAGAGTTCCATGTACCTCGCCCCCATACGCCAGCCCCCCAACCTGCACCAAATGCGGCGCTGTCAAGGCCCGTATTTATTTGATATGCAGCCTTAGAACTAGCGCCGCTATTACCGGTATCAGAGCCATTAGCCGTAGCTGTGGCTACAAACTTATAAACATCAGCACTTACTATTTCGTATATTTGATATTCACGATTTAACACCGCAGCCGTTATTTGACCTCCTAACGATGCTGCCCCCGAAAACGTAACAAAGTCATTTAATACCGCTCCATGTGACGCGTCCGTAGCAGTTATTATGTTTGACCCGTTAGTAGCCGCAAACGTAACCGCATTGTTAGATGACCGTATAGGAGTTATATCGTTAGCCTGATTACCTTCAAACACATAAAACTTTAAGCTAGTACCCGCACCTATAAAGTCTTCTCCTGTTAGGCTAGTCCAGTTAAATAACGACCTACACGCGCCTAAAAAAGCTACAGGGTTAAACTTTGTCCAACCCCCAATAGTCTCAGGAAAACCCATACGAAACCTAATGCGATTACTATCAAACCAACCACCATTATTACTATATCGTGTAACATCGCGGACAATTCCCGGTTTGAACTGCAGTTTTGTATAGGCCATAGATAACTCTCCTAAAGCATTAGCTCAAAGTGCGGCGCATCAATAAACGGCCTACGCGCCTGTGATCTACGTGTGTCTATGTACGAACACATAGCATGTTCTGCCGTACCATCATAGGCACCTAGATCATCAATAGTCCATGCAGCGCCCCACCGTAACTTAACACCTGCAGCCTCTGCGCCTTCTTTCATGGCATCGGCAATCTCATCGTACAGGTTAAGCTCCCACCGACCCCCACCGTTGCAGTAGGCCATTAGGTCCACAGCGTTACCATCAATGTGTTTTGACTTCATGGTTTGCGATGCGCCCTTTGCTACTAAAGCACGTTGCTCGTCTATTGTTCGCAGTCCGCAGATCACCGAGAAGTCTTGTTTGGTAACACCTATGGCGTACTTCACGACAGTTACCAGACTTTCGTCTACACCTTCTAGCCTTGACAGGCTTCGTTTTCCTAACTTGTAGCCCATAACTACTTCCCCGCATATTTAGAGATTGCTCTATTCCCAAACCAAAACGCTAACACAGCACTAAATAAACCTGACGTTTCACCATCCCACATCAAGTCAACAGCTTGCATCCAATCACCACCTGCCTGTGTAACCTTAACCATAATCACAACTTTTGTGGCTACGAACAATCCGAAAAAGGCATAAGTAACAACAGGACGAACACTACCCCTGAGAGCGTTGATAAATCCTCCAGCGTCAATAGATCGGTCATGCTCATACAACCCTCTTGTTTCTTCAATGTCAGCTTTTTTATCTAACTCGACCAGCTTCATCTCAGAACGTTTCTGGGCAAGCTCTGTCTCTAGCTGCATCATTTCCATACGGTGCTTCTGCGCTTGGTTCGCTTTAAAATAGCTAAGAACCTCGGGGAGAAAAGAACTCCCAAAACCTAGCAAACTTCCCAATAATGCCATCATTTTTCGTGACTCAACCAGACAGCAAATGCGCCCGTCATGGCTCCCGTTACAACAGAAATTAAAGACGCTTGCTGCGTAGATAAGTCAGGCTGCGTTAGCGCCCATTCTATGCACCGTACATACACCACCGTCATAGTGAACATCATAAAACGCGGTAGCAGCTTATATTCTAGTATCTTCTTAAAAGCTATCTGCATTAGAAACCTCCTTTCAGGCCATCTAGTATTTCTGACAAACTAGGGCGTTTGTCCTTTTTCTCATAAAGGCAACTAAACACCTTGGGACACTCAGAAAAACTCTTTGTAGGGTAGTGATACCCCAAGCCACCATACCCTGCAGTAAATCTATATACACAAACTTTTTGATCGTTTGCATCTGTAAACCTCTTCCACAGGTGACACTGCACATGAGTCGGATTAGCAACTCCCGCAAGCGTTACTGATAGTATTAACGCATTTATCACTGTGTAGCCAACATTATTAAATACATACCACCACCTAACATACACAGTATACCCAGACTTAACCCACCTATAGCCATGTTATTCTGTATCTGGCGTTTGGCTTCCATAGCCTTATATACAGTTTCTTCTCGTTCAGCACGTATCTTACGGCGCATACCCAGCATCTCGTCGTAAGTCCCCAAGCCAAACCTATAGTCCAGCATGAACTTAATCTCTTTTTCCTTTTCCATCAAAGTCTTCTTGCGGATCACGATATCCATAGCTTCTTGCTCTATGTTATCGGTTCCATGCGTTTTCTTATCTAACCACGTTGGATTTTTGCGCTGAGACTCCGCTTTGGTTATGTCTGCAACAGCGCAATACCACTGTCCAAGCTGTTTGCTAACGTCTTGCATCTCACGACCAGCACCGACTAACATTTTCACGCCTTTAAACGCTGCGTTAGCTGCTGCAAAAGCTGTAACAGGATCAATCATATACTGTTACCTCATTAGGGTTGACTGATTTGGGTACACAGTAAGCTGTACCGTAATCTCTTGTTTCGGGGTATCCGAAGCGCCTAACTAAGTGTTCAGCGTACCAATTACATATATCTAATCTTTTAAAATATAAATCACTACTTATTGCCGCACGTTCTGATCCTATGCCTATATATAGTATAAGAACAAAAACATGTACCACATGCTTACCCCATACGACTAAGAATTGTTAACAACATAATAATGGTTGCGCCAGATGTAGCTATAAGTACGGTCTCAAGACGCTTTATTCTAGTAAAGACCTCTTTAAACTGTATCCTGACTTCCGTTTGCAAAGCAGCCATATCCCTTTCTAACGCAGAGACGCGTTCATCTATATCTGGCATTAGCTAGGCTCAACAGGCCAATTAATAGAGTTTGGAAATCCAGATTGAGCAGGAACGTCACGTAGTGCAGCACGATACGTGCGCCATGCGTCTGACATGGTTACATCACTGTTAGCCATCCAATCGCAAGCAGCTAACAACAAATTACGCACCTCTCGTACTTGTTCTGCTACTTGTTCCTCTGTTAAAGTTGGAGGCGCAAGTTCTGCTTCTTGAAAGTTAGGCCAATTTAACATATCTTCGGCGTCATCAAACACTGTGGCATCGCCTGTTGTTTTGTTGTACCAAATTTTATTAGACATGATATACCCTTAAATTTCCTGCTCCACCATTTCCACCAGTGTAAGAAGCACTATAGCTGCTACCACCGCCGCCACCGGGAACCCCACCAGCACCGCCGTTTGAACTGCTTGAGCCTCTTGCCCCGCCCTGACCAGCGTACAAACTTACCCCCGGGATTCCAGAATAGTTCTGATAACTCGTACCGCCATTACCCCCAGCAAAAACAGTTTTGTAACCTGCTATTCCCGCTGCCTCACCGCCTGCATAGCCTTGTTGTGCCCAATGAAGGTAAGTTACTCCTCCAATAACAGGCAGTGTGCCTTCTACAAACTCATATGCACCGACATTTGACATAAAGCTATTAGATAAGTCCTTTGCAGCGCCATTTACATATATAACTTTAGTTGCAAAAAAAGTCTCATTGCTTATTGGTTCACGAGCGGCGGAAAAGACGTTTGCTGTTGTAAAAGGTACTGACCCGTTTGCGCTAGATAAGGTGAAAGTGGTGTTGCCGCCTACTGGTCCCGGTTGAAAATATGTTCCGCCTGATAGGCCTGATCCCCCTGCACCAATAGTATACGTCCCACCATTAAAAATCCCTGCTGTGCCACAAAGTAATACAACATCACCCCCAGCTCCAGCGTAGGCATACTGGCTGCTGTTGCCGCCCTGACCACCTGCACATAAATACATCCAAACTACATCATCATCAGCTAAACTACCTTTAGACCAAGTACCCGACGATGTGTAAGTGCTATTTGGTGACGCCCAATTAGATGGATACTTAGGGAAAGGCAACGATGTACCCCCTTCAACCTCGGCCCACGTTAACCCACCTGTGTTGCCTGATTGCGCTGACAAGAAATATCCGTTAGTTGGGCCGTTGCTGACCTTGAGATTGGCCTCATCAACTACATTATCAGCGATGGTCAATGCGCCAGAGCCAGTGACCTCTCCTGAGTGTGTCGCATTTGTAGTTTTGGCAGTGTTAGCTGTAATCGCACTTGCTTGATTACTTGTTATTCCAGTTTTAGCAGTGTTGGCTGTAACGGCGTTGTTTAACGTCTGAAGGTCTACGCCGTCTACTGTGCCTGAGACTGTTATATTGCCTGTGACTGTCAACGCGCCCCCAATAGCAGCATCGTCCGTCACAGTAAGGTCATCCCCTACAGTAATGTCACCAGACACATTTAGATTAGTAACGCCCAACGTGCCAATCTCAGCCATTGCTGCGCCAGAACCCGCGCCGTCTGAGTACACGATCTTGGTCTGTCCCGTTGGAATTGTTACGTTAGCCCCAGAACCTTGCGAAATAATAATGCTTTGAGAGCCGCTTGTACCGTTTTCAATGTACCATGTTTTGCTAATAGAGTTGGGCGCGATTGTAATAGTGCAGGTGCTGTCTAGCGTTCCTGTATACTTTAAATACAGAGAGCGACCCGGATCGGTGGCTCCATCTGCAATTGTTGTGGTATGCGTATCGGCGTTGGTGGTAATGGCTTCAGTACCAAAACTAAGAGCCTCTGCAATTAGTTCAAGGTTTGTATTGGTTGTAGCGCCCCAAGAGCCAGATTGTTCGCCATCGCCAATCTCTTCTAGCCGAAGATCATTTCCATATGTACTAGCCATGTGAGTTTCCTAAGCAGATAAGTTGTTTAGTTTATACCGCGCCTATCGTTAAGACGCAATGTTTTTCAGATTACGCGACTACGGGTATCCAATTTGCGTTATTTGTGGGGCTAATCTTTTCCCACACAAACGTATCACCTATTGCTCCTGTAGCAGATACACCCGTAACAGCAAAGGCTTGGTTTACACTGACAGTACCTACAGCGCCTGTGCCTGCTACTCCTGTGGCATAGTACCCAAAATCAATAGTCGAAGCGCCCGAAGACCCTGTGCCTGCTACACCTGTAACAGTATGATTAGCTACGCCTGTTATAGTTACAGAGCCAACACCGCTAGTGCCAGACACACCTGTGGCTGAGTAGGAGAAATCAATAGTTGTAGCGCCTACCGCCCCTGTTCCAGCTACCCCTGTTACAGAAAACGCTTGGTTTACGCTAACAGTTCCTATTGCCCCAGTAGCCGATAAACCTGTTACACCAAATCCTTGGTTTACGCTAACGGTTCCTGATGCGCCCGTACCCGCTACCCCTGTTACAGAAAACTCTTGGTTTACGCTTACAGAGCCTATTGATCCAGTTCCAGAAACTCCCGTAACAGCTTGATTTACTAGGCCCGTTACAGTTACAGAGTCTACTGATCCAGTTCCTGCCACACCACTTGTGATGTTAGCGTTAATGCCAATCCTAGACGTAGGGGCACCTACTGAACCTGTTCCAGAAACACCCGTAACAGGAATAGCTGAGTTTGACGATACAGAGGTTGCGCCGACTGATCCTATAGAATTAAGGCCAAGTACCGTAAGATTGCCATCAGACTCAGTTACAACAGTGTTGAGTGCAGATGTGCCGCTAACCCCTGTAGCTTCTATGTTAGCAACGCCAGTAACTGTTACAGAACCTACTGACCCAGTGCCTGCCAGACCTGTAGCTGCTATGTTGACAGCGCCAATAACCGTTACAGAGCCTACTGACCCTGTACCCGCTACACCCGTGACAGGTTGAGTAACACCGCTGGTAGTGCTTACGCTACCAACAGCCCCTGTACCCGCTACGCCTGTAACAGATACTCCTACTTGTAAGCTATTCCAACTACCGGAACCCCAACCACCACGGCCCCAGCCAGAAAAAGGTAGTGGCATGGGTTATAACCTCAATTAGGCGATACGGATAATTGCGTTACTCGCGTCTGCGGTTGGCATCACTACTGTAAAGTCACCTGCACTTGCAGCCTTGTCAGAACCGAAGTCAAGTACACATACAGTGGGATCACCCGAAGCTGCCTCGTTAAAGATCAACGCTCCGCGAACAGCAGAAATAGTCACGTTGCTAAATACAACATTGTTCATGTCTACAATCGCCGTTGTGCTGTCCGCAACAGGGGTAACTGTAGTTATGGCGTTACCTTTAGCCGTGTAGTTCGTGCCACTAACCTCATTGCTAGAAGTGTAGGCTGTGGTTGCCGCATTAAAACTTGCGCTGTTTGTGTACATTGCTAGCTTAAATACGTTAGATGCAGCGGTAAAATTGTGGACACCCTTCAAAACTTCAACTTTGAAAGAGGTACACATAAAGTTTCCTGAGAATGCCATTTACATTTTCCTTATATATTCAGCTAGTTTTTTATGACCAGCATCACTGATTGCATTATATACAGTAGTTCTATCACTTTGGATAGCCTGTTTCATGTAGGCTGCGATTACAGCTTTCATACGTTCCTTGTGAGCCAAGGCTTGATCTCTAATCACGGGGGGCGCATCATTCGACACGATCATCAACCTATCAACGCATAGTTCCGCGACTTCTTCAGGGGTAAAGCCTCGGTTATTAGTAGTCTTAACCCCAACACTACCAACGGACATTTCAAACGGCATATTCATCTAAAGTTCCCATCCCTATAGCTATCGCCCTTGCTAGCGGCATCAATAACAGACAACTGTTGTAGCGCAGATTCATATCGTTCTCTATATGACTGCATAACATCAGGGTCGCCCTTCATAAACGTGTACGCCTCTACCAGAGAGCCATAAAGAAGTACAGTGTCAGCGTTCTCACCAAGCCAAGACGTGCTTGTAGTGACAATAGACTTAGGCTCAAAATAATAATGTAACTCTACGGTATATGTAGCATTAGGCGTTGGACCTATGATAAAGTGTCCGTCTGTAGCCGCTGTTATAGCGTCACCATCAAACTGACCATAATATTTAGGTACACCTTCTGTAGCAGCTACAGGGTACGCTTCCCGCATAAAGTTAACGTCTTTTTCTAACAAGTACGTATATGCCGCTGTAGTAGGGTCAATAATTGCCAGAGAGAATACCGCTAAGAAGTCGGCAGGGCGTTCTAGGTATTGATTTCCTTGAAAAAGAGTACCCGTACTGTTGGACCTAACTTCAGGTATAGTAACAGTACGAAATATACGTTGCTCCGCTTGCTGCACAAACGTAGGGATCAAAGAAACAAACGTTGCCTCTGTGTTCTCTGTATAGTCTTTTATGGCTTGCGTAAGCTCAGTATAATTCATCAGACGATCCTATATTTGCCCCCACGAGCCTTGCCCATACCTCTGCACATACCGCCGTTGCCCATCTTATCTATTTTACCGCCCCTGCTTCTTTTGCTTGCAGCCAGCTTAGACAAGTTTTTCTTGCCTTTTCTAATAAGGAATTGGTCAAAACTCATTTGATCTGACGCAGGGCTGTCAAAAAACTCTGTCCGTAAGTCTTGAAGTTCTATATCCAATTCTTTCATCTTGCCCATAAATCTAATCCTCGCTATACAAGTTGTCGAATATTTGCGTTACATCTAGCGTGTAGTCTAAATCAGATTTAGAATAATGTATATGCTGTGACGGCTTAAAGTCTGGTGCGCCTTCACCTGTCTCAAACCACGCAGGGTGTGTTACCCGTACCCTATTGTTAGGTAACGCCACTATATTGCCTGTCCACTTACCCGCATCTAGTAGCTGTAGCACATGCGCTTGTTTGTGTTGCGCTGGATCATCTGCTACATCTGTATCGGTATAATCTACAGTAAACAGGTACTTAGCAGGAAAGAACCCTCCTGCAATCTTAGCCATCCACGGACAAGGTGACGCCCTGTCAAGCGTATATACCGCATGTGTATGCGAAGGGCAGTCCCAAGGCTGGGCTTCGTGAACTGCCATACCCTCGGGCCACTCTTCAAATGGTTCATCAGCTACCAAGGCAGTTATGGGCATCCTAGCCCACATAGCCCCACCATGCACATTCTCATCGTCTGTATCGTCCGCCTCACACCCCGTAAAGATAATCTGAAAACTCAGGCATCTGTTGGGCATCGTAGTAACAGCAATAACCATAGCATGTAGAAATTCGCCGTGGTAACGCTCATGGTTGACCGTATACTCACGACGAACCCAACACTTAAAGTGCGGTATATTGCTTTGTAGGTAGGGCATATTATCCCATTGGTCCTCTTGCCATTCTGCCGCTTCGTTGCGCGCCAGTACCGCGTACTAGAGTTCCGCCTTTACCCATCTTTTTTGTTAGCTTACCGCCTTTGGCGTAGCCCTTCTTCATCATCTTGCCGCCGCCCATCTTCTTAGTAACAGCACCACCGGCTTTCTTCTTGGCTACAGCACCGCCTTTAGCCATGCCTTTTTTCTTCATCATGCCGCCACCCATCTTCTTAGCTACAGCGCCACCTTTAGCCATTTTTCCTCTGCCGTCAGCAGCAAAAGCAGGAACCATTTTTCCAGCTTTGTTTTTAACCATTTCTAGTTTACCAGCAGCCTTCATCTTCCGTACACCGCCCTTAGCGGCACCTTTTTTCTTCATAGCCATGTCCAAGTCTCCTATGGTGTGTTAGCCGTACCGCCCATACCGCTGTGGTTTACGCAGTAATAGTATAAGGTTGGTGCGCTGTTAGCTACAGTTATCTGAACATATGCACCAGCTTGTCCAGCCGTTCCTGATGTGGTTACGCCTGTAGTGTACTCAGAACCACCACCATGCGTACCGTTAGCCGTAGTGCTAAAGCGCAATGGGTGACTACTATTACTAGAGGCGGACTGATCGAACCGGAAGGTAGAACCTTCTGCAATACTAATTGTCGGACTAACAACGCCATCTATGTAGAACTTATTGCCTGTGCCGTATGGGTTAGTACCGCTGGCTACTGTTACCGCAAATATGTTTGTAGTTACAGTAGCGGCACCTGAAGCGCCTGTGCCTGCTATGCCTGTGACTGAAACATCAATATCGTCTCCCGCAAGTACACTAACAGTACCTACAGAACCAGACGCTGCTACGCCCGTGACAGTATCGCTTTCTGGTACAGGAATGTCTAAAGTAACACTACCTACTTGTCCTGTCAGGTGTACGAGGGGGTGCCCTACGGGGTTCCAACCAAATAAACCGCGTCCGGGAGAAGCATCGGGCCTTGGATCAAGCAATGATTGTGGGTCAACTACTCGGATGCGTCCTAAAAAGTTTTGTGGTTGATCTGGATCAACTACATCTTTGCCAACGCGAAACCCTGTACGATGCCCGTCTTGGAACTCATATACAAGGTCTTCTAATGGGTATCTAAACCCTGTCCGGTCACATATACCGTATGCGTGTTTACCAGACGCGTAGCTCATCTCATACCACCATGAAAGGTTTGGAACGGTACAAATATAGAAGACGCACGTTCTTGATCCTCGTATGCCGCTAGCTTGAATTGATACTCATACTCTTCTCTAAGAGGCACCGCCCTAGCCGCAGCTTCAGGTTTTTTCATAGCTACGTGAAACGCTAACCCTGATACAAGCGCAGGTACAAACCGTGGGGGTATACTGTTTGTTTCTCCCCCAACACCTGACGCAAGCCCATCAATACCCTTGAGGCGGAAATACAGTAGTTTGTAAGCCTGTGTAGTGTCCGGTGTAGGCCACAGTGTAAACTTTACTTCTGTGGGTAGCCGCTGCACATATATCTGCGTGGGCCGTCCTACAGTGTTCTTGTTAGTCTGCTGTGCATATGTAGACACGCTAACGCGCTGCAAAGCTGTATCTATTTGATTTGTACCTGTACCAGTACGTAGCTGATGCTCAATAATATCTATAGTATCTACAGGCATACTATAATCTATTTGCCCTGCGGTCAGATCGACAGTGCCAGAGTCAATAGTAAACAGGTTAAGACCCCTGTTCTGCCACTCTAGGGTTAAGATATTGAGACTACGACGGATAGTACGTAAGTCATACCCAGATTGCATCTGCAAACCAGCCCGTTCAAAGGCTTCTTCAAACAACTCAGGTAGGTCAGGTACGACTGTAGCCATTATTTAGTCCTCTTCTTACCACTAGCAGTAGTAGACCATTTTACACGCTTAGGCCCAGTTTTCTTTGTGGCCTCGGACTTAGTTATCTTAGATGCCACTTTCTTAGGGCGACAGGCAGGGTAGGGGCGCTTAGACTTGCCTTTAGCGGATTTACGTCCACAGGCTTTACCTGTCTTAACGTCTCTCCAATCTTCGCCAAACCATTTTCCAAGACCACCCTTGGTACTAGGTTTTTTTGGTTTTGCTTTTGCCACTTTTAGCTACCTTATTGTTGCCGCCAGACCAACCGCCACCTTTACCTTTATACCACTTAGAAGCCCAAGCATTTGCATAAGCGGAAGGGTAAACCTTAAACTTGCTTTTAGCTGCGGACTTAGCCTTAGACCACAACGCAGCATTGGTAGGTTTTGCTTTAGACATACCGCCCCCGTGTCTTACCTCTTATAGCTAGACCATCCATTTTACCGCCACTACGCATTTTAAGGATACCACCCTTAGCGCCTTTAAATACACCCTGTTGCTGTTGTTGTTTAATTAACTCTTCTTCTCGTTCAATGCGCTCACGTTCAAGACGTTGAGACTCTTCAAACAGACGCTCCTCAGTCTTTTTGTTTTTGCGACGATCTTGTGCGGCCTGTGTATCACGTTTTGGCATAATATATCCTAACACTTCCAGCGTCTTCTAGCCTGTCTTAGACGGCTATTAGGGTCTTTTGCTGCTTTGGGAAATTGTTTCATCTGTCCAGCAGAACGAGCGCAGAACGACTTGCGCCGCTTGGCATCTTTACTGCCTTTTTTGACCTTACCCGTGACAGCGGTTTTTAACTTAGAACCGGGATTTTTACGTCTATACGCAGCAACACCCGCCTTTGTCATTCCCGCCCCAGACTTAGTAGAGCGGAAATTCTTTTTGTTACGCTTCGGCATCTCACCCTTTGAAGCCATAACGATTTACTCTATGAGCAGGGTCATTACATTGTCAGTGCCTGTAAAAGCAGAGACAAAACAACCATTATCAGCAAGTATACCGTCATTAGGGATATATACGTCATTCCAGCCCACAGGCAGGGTTAACTGAAGTATAATCTCACCCGTAGCACTACCACTACGTATGGTAAAAGCCGCAGCCGCAGCAGCGTTAACTAAAACGCCCTGCAACCTGCCCCGTGATGGGCCTACAAGAGCAGCAGTATCGCTTGCCGCAAAATTGTAAGCTCTAACCTCTTGACCAGCCATTTAGCTACTCCTTTAAGGTCGTATTACAGTGTTAAACGCTTGTGCATACATTACTGTAATGCGGACAGAACCTGCGTTAGTAGCAGCAGAAGATGTTACAGTCAAACGAATGTCTGATGCACCAGTGTTACCCCATTCTAAGGTTCCACCACCGCCAGCACCCAGTGCTTTGACGCCCACCGTAGTTCCTGACGCAACCGTATTGATAATAGTGTTTGCATTACCGCCAACTTCACCAACGCTAATGTTGGTAGTAGCATTAGCCGCAGCTACAAGATCAATGATACAGTTAACGATCTTAGAGTTTGCTGGTATTACGATATCCGTTACAACCGCTGCAAGAGCGCCACCTGCAAGACTCTGTACTGTGTCTTGACACATTACAACGTAACCTACGTTAGCAATGTCAGTGCCTACAGTTGTGCCTGTAGTATTCTTAATATTACCTGCCCGGATTGGACCTGAAAAAGTTGTGTTAGCCATGATAATCTCCTGTCGTGGCAAATGTCAGTTACACACTGTAACTGTCAGGGATGAGTTAGTAATACAGCACCTTTGAACAAAAAGAAAGGGGCAACCGAAGTCACCCCTCTCAAACTGTCGCCAGTGCCTAAATTAGGCTCCGGGAGAACCGTAGATACCCAACGGATCAGAGACACCAAACGAATAACGCTCACGCGCTTTGTAGCGCACGTTACCTGTATCGAAGTCACCATCCATAGATGTTGTCATCGCGGTACGCTCAAAATGCTTCATGCCATTCGGAATATCAGTAGTGATAAAGAACGCATCTGCATCAGTCAGATAATGGTTAACCGTATAACCGCCCGGAATAGAACCGTTTGAGTTAAGTGCGTTAATGTCATTATCGGCTGTACCCACACGATTTACAGTTTCCAGCAAGCGTGTTGCCACAAACATAAGACCTGTAGGGATAATGAGCTTACGTGGGCGCGCAGCGATAAGAAGACCACGTTCATCAACGTAGGCTGCAATATCAATTACTGCTTGCTCAAGCGAGGTTTCATTCAGGTCAGCAGCTACCGCAGGACGGTTGCCGTTTGTAGCACCCGATACTGTGGGGTGTGCAGTGTTGAACAGCGTGACGCCATCACCTGAGTTAAAGGTGGCGAAGCCTGTGTTCAGCAAATCCGCTGCCTTAACCTGCTTGGTATAAGCCATAGCGCGAGCTAGTGCTTTGGTATAGCGGGTGGACAGTGAATCATACAGGTTATCTTCCATCGCTTCTTCAGTGATAGAGAAACCCATAGCCACAGTTTCATGGTTGTAACGAGCAGTAAATGATTCCTGCGCGTTATCATACGAGATAGCAGCACCTTCGTTTTTGACGGGTGCAGCGCCAAAACCTGAAAGTTTTACTTCCTCTTCAAAACTACGCTCCGAAGTCTCGGTTTCGTAGATGGCTTCATGTTCGTTTTCGTACTTGTTGTACTCTAAACCAAACAGGGCGTTAAGGCCCGGAAGAAGCTCTTTTAGCGCCTGTGCGCGAGAAATAGCCATTGATTATCTCCTTACAGGCCAAGACCAGCGGTGTACGCATGTGACGAAGGATTGAACTTAACAATCACATCGGTAAATGCGTCACCCACGGTTGATCCGGGTGCGTTAACGAAATCTACGAGCTTAAAAGCAACCGTAGCGGTGGTAGCAGCGGTAGCCACATCCAGAGAGATTCTGGAATTGCCGTTGGCTGTATCCGGGGCGGTCTGATTAACAGCAAAGTTGCTGTGCATCAGGGTTTGCGCTACGGCAGCATCAGCTTGAATTTGGAACAACGCGTTAGGGTCATCACAAATATAAGCCTGAGCATCAGCAGCAACTTGACCTGCAGGCCACTGATTATTCTGGGTAAACCCGCGAACAGTATCAGTGTACGAACAGCCAAGGAAGATGCCAACAGTCCCAGCAGGGAACGGATCGCCGTTTGTTCCAACGTCAGTGACCTTTGTGATGGTGCCATTTGCGGCTACCTGCACAATGTCGCCGTTGGCGATAGCGGTGTTGAACCCAGAAGTAATCGGTAACTGACGAGTTGATCCTGCAAAGGAACGACCCCCAATAGCGTTAATCGGGCGCAAACCGTATGGAGTAGATGTAAGAGCCATTTAAGTCTCTCCTCTATTACGATTTTATTTACAGCAAGCGCCAGAAGGCTACTTACCAAATGAGGTACGAGTAGACCGTTCAGAAGGCATTACGGGCATACGGGGGTCGGATTCCCGCATGAAATTCCTATCTACGGCGTCGGACTGATGTTGTGCAGTCTCCAACTGACCGTACTCTCGGTCTTCTTGCAATTCTTTAGGTATTGCACAAAGCAATAACCCGCCGACTTCAATATTGTCCTTAAAGCGCGAGTCAATATCGGACATGATCTGCAATTCAGGGTAGTCTACTGCTTTTACAGCTACATACCCATCTCGGAACCTTTGCGAAACGTTGGTCATGTCACCTGTACCCAAGGTAGCTGTGCGAATCCAGCGAAACGCAAGTCCGTCACGCGGTTCGGGGGTAGGTAACATAGAGGATCGTTTCCACGGTTTTCTGCGTTCACCTGTTTCACGGGTGTTCAAAGAGCGGGGTTTGCGATCAGCCATTGTTCAGTTCCTTCAGTTTTTGCGCCGCGTAGTCTTTTAATGATACTCCAAGTCGCTTGGCGATAGCGGCCTCAGAGGAGGTCAGTTTAACCGTGTTGCGTGATGTAGCAGTATTTCTACCACTCGGGGCCACCACGGAGCCAGCCTGACGTTGCGGTTTTCTGTCCTCTTCAACATCGTCAAACCTATCTGGGTAACGTTGCCTCATAGCAACATCAATTCGACTATAGTATGTATCGGAAGAAGAATCAACTCCTTCTTCTACTAGCTCCTGATGCACAAGCATAGCATATCGCTCCATAGCCTTATCCTCAGTAAACCAAGGATTACGGGATACCCATTCTTGCGCCTTTTTATCAGGTTCAGGTGCACGAGGTCTAGGCGCAGGAGCAGGTTGTTCAGGCGCTTCGGCAGAACGAGGCTTCCAGTTTTCAATGCGATCAGCTTCGGTCTGTAATTTGACCATAGCTGACTGCGCTTCAATAACCGCGTCAGAATCACCCGCATCATACGCCTGTTTATAAGCTGCCTTTGCCTGCGAAAGCTCAGACTCATTACGTGCTTTTGCCTGTGTAATGAGAACTCCCTCACCCTCAGACAAGTTTTTGCGTAGGTTGTCAGCCTCACTTTTAGCACTTTGCGCGTACTGTATAGCCGCTTCGCGTTCACGTTCTGCTTCTTCTTTGCGTCTACGCTCTTCGTGAAACTCAAACTTTAGTTTTTTAATCCGTTTTTGTACGGACTCACTATGTTTTTCAAGGTCATCATCTTCAGGGATATCAGCTTCTTCGCCTTTGGCTCGGCGTGGTCGGCCTTTATCCTCTTCAGGAGTATCGTCTTCAACCTCTACAACAATGTCTTCAGACGAATCCATATTGACTTCTACGGTGCCCGTATCTTCTACGGCTTGCTCTGCGCCACTCATGCTCTACTATACCCCCGTGGGTCTTCTACCACTGCTTCTACAGTGTCATCGTTGATAATACGAAACTCTTTACCCATCACTTTAAATCTAGTGCCTGAGTAAGAACGGAAGATTACAAAGTCTCCCTCCTCACAGTAAGGTCCACTGGGGAACCGTTCTTTGTCTGTGTAAGCCTCGGGTCCGGTTTTTATAACAAACCCAATGATAGATGCTGTCTCCTCCATAGATTTAAGAGCATCGGGCATAATAACACCGCCTTCTGTCTTTCCGTCTAATTCTGGGACTGCAATTAAGACTTTAAAGCCTTTGGGTTCGGGAAGTTTAGCTTGCAGTTCGCTATCTTCTACTTTGTTGGCCGCGTACATTTTAGTCTCCTAGCAGTGATTGAAGGCTCACAGCGCCCTAGCGTGGATCATCCACGTATTTTTTCCATACAACTAAAAGTTCTATGTATCAATATATCGTTGTTCAACTTCTTTAATTTCTGTAGCTATGTTGCCCAACGCCTCGTACTCACCTACAAACTTCCAGTATTCCCTGTCATTTGTAGCGCCACCACCTGCTAGATGATGACGTATTGCGCTACGTTGCTCCTCTATACGGTTCAACACCGTTAGGAATATGCTCTGCTCCACGTATTAGTCCCTATCGTTTATGTCTCTAGCTGCTTCCATCGCTAGTTTAATAGCTGTGGTATCTTCTTCTGTTTGCAACTCGGCTACTTTTAGCTGTATGTTAGCCGCTGCTTTGGTGTTTTCGGCCTCTAAACGGTCTTCCTGAACCCCAATATTGGCTCGTTTAGTCTCCATATCAAGCTGCAGCTTTGCCTGATCCATCTTCATCATGTGCTGAAGCTCTTGCTCTTTGATAGCCATCTCACGCTGCTGTAGCTGTGTCAGAGGGTCTGCCTGTTGTTTGGCGTTCTCCTCTGCGGCTACCTCGGCTTGATCCTTCTTGAGTAGCTGTCCTGCCGCCTGTGCGACCACCTTAGACAGTTCAAGCTCTACAGACTCGGGTAGTGGCTCATCCTGATTAGGTAGCTCTGTGCCTAGCTGTGCTTCGATCTCTTTGCGATACTGTAATGCTATGTGTTCTGTGACATGAGCCTGCATAGCGGCTTGTATGGCCCCTGCAAACGGCGACTGCCCCACAATCTGCTGTATCTTGGGGTCTTGTAGTGCCGCCATGTGAGTCATAATATGTGCTTCGTGATCCTGATACGAGAACGCTTTTACAGGCTCTTGCTTCATTATCGACATATTCTCAGACACAGGATCAGCAGGTTTGATATCATCAGGCAGTTTTATAATATCTTCTGCGTCTGGAATACCCAGAACCTCAAGCATTTGACGGTGTAGTTTACCTAAATCATACAACTGTGGTGCTTGTTGCGACATTTGTAAGGCTGCTTGGTACTGCATAATGCGTTGCGCCATAGTAGCAGCGTTAGGATCAGACACGGGTACTACGTCTACGCGTCCGTCAAAGTCTGCAGCGCGGTCCGCAGGCTCATCCATCTCATATGCGTACTCAGAGGGCATATAGTCATGCACAATACGGGCCAGAATACGTAGTTCTTCCTTCATAGCCGCGTGTAGGCGCGCTTGTACGCCCGACATAACCTTCATAGACCGTTCCATAAGCGCCAGTGTGGTGCCTACAGGAGCCTGTGCGTTCATATCACCTACCTGCATGTCCCCTACAGAGCCAATGCGCCGTCCTTCCTCAACCACGTTGTTTAGGAGGGTATACAGCACCTGTGACGGCTCTTTATACGGTAGGAAGGTAATAGAATCCTTGATCGCTCCACCCGGAACGTCAACATCCCTAAATTCTCCGGGCATCAGGGGTGTATTGTCCCCTTTTATCCGCATACCACGCGATTTTAGACCCGCTGGTAAGTTAGATAGCGTCCCAGCGTCGATAAGCTGCCGCATAATGGACGTGGCGGACTTTGCCAGCCCACCTATGGTGTGGATCAAGCCTGTCCCATAAAATCCCATCCCCGGCAGGTATGGATAATGTACAAAATGGCTGCGTTTCCGCCTTTTTTTATCCTCTTCGTACCAATTTCTGCGTATTGCTAGAATTATACGCGAAGATTTGTCCATAGTAATTACAAATGGGAGCGCCAGACCGTCAGGATCATCAAATGGCTCGGGTAGTATGATATCTACGTGCATTTCTAACAACGTGTGGCGTGGGTCATCGCTGTAAACAGGCTCTGTCCCGTCCATTTCGTTGTATTTTTCTTCAATGTCCGTAATATCACGCGTTGGTTCCGGTAATTCTACGTCTGCGTAGAACCCATTTACCTGCAACGCACGAATTTCTTCGTAAGTTTTCTTCATAACGTGTGTGTAGCGCGGACAAGTACGCAAATTAGACGCGCCATAGGACGCTACAAAGTCTTCCGCAGGTACGAACACAGACACAGGGCGTTCTAAGATCGGATCGTAGTAAATTTTCTTAAATGCAGAGCCAGCCAACGGAAGTTTGAACAGCATCTGCTCCATTTCGTTCCGATAGTCGGGCATTTCTTCCGTTATAAGGTAATTAAGTTCTGTTTCTACACGTTGAGATTGTTTAAATTTCTCAGGTGTCATCTTACCAACGATTTTTGACTTAACAGGACCGGATGCAGGCATAAGTTCACTCATAGCCTGCGCTTGGAACCGTACTACAGCCTCGGTGAGCATAGGATGGTACACCCCAGAAGCCCCCTGCCAAGGCTGTGAACGGTCCTCAATCTTCATACCCAGTAAATCTAAGCCGTTTATGTATGATGTAGCCCATTCTTTACGTGACGCGCGGTCATTATCAAAGTCTTCAACTAGCTCAGACGCCATGCTCTCCAACATCGCGTCCTCAATACCTTCGGCTAGGTTCGCGTTGTGATCTGCCATAGCTGCATCAAGGTCATCATCAAGGCCGGGACTTCCGAAGTTTATAACTACAGACCCATCATCCATCTCGACTTCAACTGCGCTATCAGCGTCGGCCATAACTTCTACTTCCAAGTCTGGACCTTCGCCTAATAACTCAACCTCATTGGGAGTCATCATCTTTTCAATCGCCATGTCGGGCCTCGCTACGGTGTTTCTTTTGTAATTCTAACAAATAAATATGTCTTTGTCGATGTGAGGGTGCCCTATAGGTTGGGAGGAAACCCAGAACACCCCCACGGGACGCGGCCAGCGTCCTATAGGCGTGATACCAAAACCTACATGATAAAGCTAGCACGTTAATAATAGTCCGCTCTTTGGGGTATATCAGGCTCGTCATCCCACACATCAGTGGGTAGTCGTATGAACCCACCCTGTCTGAAACGCAACAGGGCCATGACTGTAGAGTCAACTTGGTCATCGTTAGACATAAACGGAAACCCAGCTATTTCTTCTACTAACTCTTCTGCCCATCGTTTAGCGGGAACCCAACACAGCTCTGACCGTATTATGTCAGCCACAGAGTTAAGACGTGCCATCTTATCGCCCGACCCACGGTGAGGTGTGTACTCCTGCACAGGCAAGTCCATACGTCTCATCTCTTGATACAGGGCTGACCCCGATGACTTCTTTTCCACGATGAACGCGTCTGGCTCCCAATCATGGTATTCCCGTACAGCTAGCTCCTTTAGCTCTGGGAACTCCATACGTTCTTTTATAGCGTTCAGCAGGATGAGGTTGTGCATCTCCTCTTCTTCGTTGAAGAACACCCCCCACGTTGTCAGCGATGTATAGTCAGCGCGGTTGTGTTTCTCGGCTGCAGCATCAAGCGACATTATGATATACTCACAGTCAGGCGGATCATCGTCTGCCCATATGCGCCACCACTCACGTTTGACGATGGACGCTTCTTCTGCGGTGGGTTGCTGCTGATACTGTGCGTTCCACTGAAACGTGGGCATAGATGACTTTGTGCGTAGCAGCGCCTCTAAGTCAAAGAACTCAGGCCACAGTGGTTTTTGTATGGGCTTACCGTCATCATCTTCGGAGTCTAGGATGGCGGGGAACTCTATAATCTCAAACTGATCTGACTTCTCGTTCTTGACCATATCAGCAGTCACACGACCTGTCAGGTCATCCATGTGCCAGCGCGTCTGTATGATAGCTACTCGACCACCCGGCATAAGACGAGTACGCGCACCAAAGGTATACCACTCGTATGCTCTCTCAAACACGGAGAAGTTGCCGTTGATAACATCTTGTTCTGAGTGGGGGTCGTCAATGAGCAGGAGGTCAGCGCCCCGACCAGCAAGAGCAGAACCAACGCCACACGCATAATACTCACCACCAAAATTCGTATTCCAACGCCCCGCAGACTTACTATCCACCGCCAACTTAACTGTAGGGAATATAGCTTTGTATTCATCTAAGGAGATAAGGTTACGTACCTTACGTCCGAAGTCCACAGCTAGGTCAGTGGTGTGCGACACCATCATAACCTTCTTATTAGGATTACGACCTAAGAACCACGCAGGGAAAAATATAGATACTAGCTGGGACTTGCCGTGACGTGGAGGTATGTTGACGCAGATACGGTCCTCGTCCCCCGCCTCAATAGCCATCAGCAGATCAGCAAGAATACGATGGTGACGCCCTACTATGTAGTCATCTTGCATCCGTTTACAGAACTCTATCAGGTCATCGTAGGCGGTCTTGTTGCGCTTACGTATACCTAACTCTTCTACTAGCTTGTCTATCTCGGCTATTTCTTCGTCTGAGAAGCTGTCCAAATTGTCCAGCATGTGCTGAACTTCATCCTCGGAGAAGCCCACATTATCCTTCATCGTCTAACCCTAGCTCGGCGTCTATGTCTATGGGCGTATTATCGACAGGTGTGGCGTCTATGATCTCGGCATCTTCTACATCATCGTCTGGCGTAACATCTACGAGTTTAGTTAACTTATCTCGCAGTCTATCTCTGATATCGTCTGTAGTCTGGTGAGTGACAGTTACTTCGGCTTTCTCGGCAAACAGCCCCACGTCTGAGACCTTACCTAATAGTTCTAGTGCGCGTATACGTATCCGTGCGTCTGGGTTCTCGGTCTCTTCGATTAGCTTGTTTGTGACTAGGTGCCTTATCTGGGTACTACTCTTAACGACTGAATGACCAAAATCTTTAAGGATTCGATCAGTTAAAAGCAACGTAGCAGGCGTCAGCGCCGCCGTTCTCTTCGGCGTGGCCTTCTTCGTAGTCATTATAGGGTCCGCAGCAAACGCGGTGGCTATCTTGGCAGCGTTGTCTTTATCCTCTGCCGTCACCTGTATATCCAACCCATGCGATGCAAGCAGCTTGGATGTTTCTGCAGCAGCAGATATTCTATCGGCCAACTTAATCTTTGTCGCTGAATCGGGCAGAGGGATACCTACCTCCGGTTCTACAGTTATGGTCACTTGTATAAGTCCTCTATAAACTTAGCCAACTTAGCATCTTCTATATGCTTTGTCTGCTCCCGTATAAGTTCTTGCTGTTTCTCTATCTCAAGAAACTGCCGATCCAGTTCAGACAGCACGGGGAAGTCTATGATCTTGTCTGGGTCCATAGCGGTGTCCTCCAACACGTATAAAATTTTTTTACACTATAATAATATTTTTGGGTA